AACCTGCTCCGACGTCAACCCAAATGGATTTGCACCACTCTCTGAAATCGGGGCATGGCCGGGGGCGGTAGCTCCTGATCCCCATTCGGATTTTTTATCGCGCCCGCGTTAAGAGAGGGGGTTAAGATCTGTTTACTGCTAACTGCTTTCTGGATACCTGATGGCAAAGGTTTAGCCAAAGACTTAGCCTTATCCTTAGGCAAGGAGAAAGCCTTATCAAAAGCCATCCCCATAGCGCCAGAAACCCCGTAACAGGCTGCTTTGAGAGCTTCGTATGCTTTATCTTTCAGTGAACATTCAGGCAGTAATTCAAACGATCTTGCCCAGGATTTGATCACGTTCACTGATGCTGGCGGGTTATGTTTCACCGCATTAGGCAACCAAAAAACTCTGGCTTTAAGGTCGGCTTCCACCATACCTAACGCTATGGCTTCGCCTAAGGCTAAGTCGAAGGCTTCGACATCCCAGTTTAATTCTTCGGCCATAGCCGCCCTTCCCGCCTTATACAGCCCGGGAATAATCCCCGTGAATGGACCTGTAAGCAGGTAAATAAACAGACTCTGCCCACTTGGCGGGAGTGGTGATAAGGCTCGAAACTTCGGATCATCCCACATGGTGATCTTTACCTTACGGTAAGGCTCGTTATTAGCCTTACTCTTAGGCATGGCCTTAGCCAAAGGATTAGGCATACTTCACCCCGCGAGTTGCAGTAAAAATGGTCATTGGTCAAAACTCGATTAAAACAATTGCGGCGCTACGGCGCTTATGCTCGCCAGTAGTGGTCCCGCCGCGTCAGCAGGTAACATGTTGAACAATGCGATTGCCGCTTCGCGAATCTCCTTCTCGAGCTTCTGTAACGGCGCGCCAACTAATTTCGCCTGGTGTGCCTCACTGCACTCCTTGATAGCGCTCGCCACCAGCTCCGCTTCTGTGCTCGCATTACTTAACCCGTGCTTTCTGGCAATCTGAACAGGCATAGCGGCAATTATTGAACCTGACAGTTGCATAACGTAAGTCGTGTACTTTTCTGAACCTCCCTCATTTTTCAGATACCGGAATAAATTCTGCTTATTAACCGCAATTCCCCGGCCATCTGCTCTGGCCCACTCTTCAGCCACCAACTGAGCGATCCGTTCCTGCGCCTGTCCAGGTACTGTCGATTCCCATTCACGAACAGCAGCCCAGATTTTTTTACACTTCATCCAATCCCGGCGACTATGAGAAAACTGATTTTTTGATTTCTGAAATCCCACCATCGTCGGGGTATGATTTTTAAAAGAGATGGTTTGCATGGTCACTCCTTAGGTAATCCATCCGTTGGATTTGGATATAAATCGGGTCTAAGTTCGTGAGGGGTAACCCCTGTAGCGCTAAAGACTTGAAGTACCCGTGACGAAGGAACAGTACCTTTTGCTTTCCACTGACTTACTGCCATTCCGCTTACACCAATCGTGCAAGCTAATTTATTGGCTGAGCCAGCTATTCGAATTGCGTTATCAAGGGCTGTCATGACTATCTCCTTTTTAAGTTGGGAGTAATAAAGCATAGGTTTACATTAAATGCAAACTTTAAATTTATTGTGACTATAAACCAAACATTTACAATGGGTGTATGAAAAACACTGAAGATCTCAATAACCAACTGGTAGCCCGCTTAGAAGAAATTACTCAAAGAGGGATCAGCAAAGCTGATATGGCTCGCATTGCAGGAGTTACACCTCAAGCTGTGAATGGGTGGTTTAAGAAGGGAGTTATCAGTAAGAAGTCCGCCATAGCGATTGCGGAAGCCGCCAACGTGTCCGTTACTTGGTTGTTAGGTGAGAAAGTATCAGAAGATTCAGGCCTCAAGCCTAACGAGAGCAAAATGCTTAACTTGTTTAGGCAGCTACCAGAGGCAGAACAAGAGCGAATGATTGATACCTTTGCACTGCGGTTAAAGGAAATTGATGATTACGTTGAAAAATATCTTCGTGGCCGTTTTAAGGCTAACGATGTGAACTAAGAGTTTTTTCCCATCCATTGAAACCGGCGTTTGCCGGTTTTTTTTCGCCCTTTAGTCAGAACATCCTTCCCTTTAATTTTCCACGACCGATAAAGCAAATGTTTATCCTTGACATCAATTGATGATTGACATTATTAATAAACCAATGATTTAATTCATTTATCGAAAACGTCATCGAGGCAGGACGCCCACGAAGTAGCTACCGGCGGCATATGAATCACCGGGTGAGATGGCAAGTATTAACACGCAGCAGGTTTAACGTTCCGCCACCATCTTAGCAAAGCAAATCCCACTGTGGCTGACGTCGTTCGCGCCGTTACTCACACGCCTGATTCATTTGAACCCGTGCTGAATGCTCTGGAGTGGGTCCCCGTCGCACAGTTGGCGCAGGGAAAATCCCCTACCCCATAAAGCACAAAACCCGCGCAAGGCGGGTTAAGTACCCGGTCAGCCGACCAAAGCTTTCCGGAACGAGTTTTGACCAATAACCACTACCTTAGGCGGCGATCATCAGCTGCCGGGTAAACGTGGCCAACGCAGTATTAACCAGGCAAACCAAGAACTCGGCGGGATGTCGCGTGTTTTATCATGGGGATATGAACGAGGGTATGTGAAAGGAAATCCGTGCAAAGGAGTACGCAAGTTCTCTTTAAAAGCCCGTGACGTGTACGTGACAGACGAAGAATATCAGGCAATTTATGAAGAGGCGGCACCAGCTCTCCGTGTTGGCATGGAGATATCTTACTTATGTGCGGCTCGCGTTTCGGATGTTCTTTCTCTCAAATGGTCGCAAGTAAGCGAGGAAGGCATTTTTATCCAACAGGGAAAGACCGGGACTAAACAAATAAAAGTCTGGACTGAACGGCTTCATAACGCCATCGAACTTGCAAAAACTCTGGGTGGGCGGGAAACGGTTATCTGTAGCAGCAAAAAAACTAAATACTCGAAAAGTGGGTTTAACGATCTGTGGGAAACCGCAAGAGAAGCAGCAGGAAAAAAACTAGATAGAAAACTGCCGTGTACATTTCATGATCTCAAAGCCAAGGGAATATCTGATTACGAAGGCTCGAGTAAGGACAAACAACTATTCTCAGGTCACAAAACTGAAAGCCAGGTTGTGGTTTATGACAGAAAAGTGAAAATTTCTCCCACATTGGATCTTCCAGTCTTGGGCAAATCAGAAGATGATGATGGCGAGTTTTATACCAAGTGAATATACCAACACTATACCAAGTGTGACATGAGTCGTTGAAAGGAATTGAGCTAAGTGTTTGAATAGTGGCGGAGAGAGGGGGATTTGAACCCCCGGTAGAGTTGCCCCTACTCCGGTTTTCGAGACCGGTCCATTCAGCCGCTCTGGCATCTCTCCGTTTTGGCGGTTGCCATGATGCCAGGTAATTTGGCATTTTAACAGACCCCGTTCCGTCAATTTCGTTCAAGTGACGAGTTTGCGAGCAAAACGATGATTAAGTGGCCCTGGAAAGAGCAAGAAACAACCCGGAGTGACGACTGGCCGTGGGACGACGCCCTGGCTATTCCTCTTCTGGTGAATCTCACCGAGCAAGAACAAGCCAGGCTTATCGCCCTGGCCGAGCGCTTTTTACAGCAAAAAAGATTGGTAGCGCTTCAGGGGTTTGAACTGGATCCACTAAAAAGTGCGCGCATTGCGCTGCTTTTCTGTTTGCCTGTTCTGGAATTGGGGATCGAGTGGCTCGACGGGTTTCATGAAGTTCTCATCTACCCTGCCCCGTTTGTCGTGGACGATGAATGGGAAGACGATATTGGGCTGGTACATAATCAACGTGTTGTACAGTCCGGGCAAAGCTGGCAGCAAGGTCCAATAATCCTCAACTGGCTTGACATTCAGGATTCTTTTGATGCCTCCGGCTTCAATCTGATCATCCATGAAGTGGCACATAAGCTTGATATGCGTAATGGCGACCGCGCCAGCGGTATTCCGGCGATCCCTCTACGAGATATTGCCAGTTGGGAGCACGACCTGCATGCCGCAATGAATAACATTCAGGATGAAATTGATCTGGTCGGTGAAACCGCGTGCAGTATAGATGCCTACGCAGCGACCGATCCTGCCGAATGCTTTGCCGTTCTATCGGAGTATTTCTTCAGTGCCCCTGAATTATTTGCACCACGTTTTCCGGCATTATGGCAACGTTTCATTCAGTTTTACCGCCAGAACCCCATGGAGCGGTTACGCGATACCCGCTAA